AGTTCCAACCGCGCATCGTGCAGCTTGGAGCATTGTTGTGCGATTACTACATGCAGGAAATGGCGTCGGTGAACATCATCATCAAACCGAGGATTGAAATTCCCAAAGAGGCGGCGGCGATTCACGGGATCACCAACGAGCGGGCGAAGGAATTTGGCGTGATGGCATTTCATGCGTTGTACGTGGTGCAGAATTTACTCAAGCGCTGCGAGTTGGTGGTGGCGCACAATCACCAGTTTGACTGGTTCGTATTGCAGGGAGAGTTCGCGCGCGAATCAATCGACCTGCCGGCCAGGGATGGATTTTGCACGATGAAGGCGATGACGCCGATCTGCAAACTTCCGGGGACGTATGACAAATACAAGTGGCCCCGGCTGGGCGAGGCGTATCAGCACGCATTTAAGAAGGAACTGAAAGGAGCGCACGATGCGATGGCGGATGTTCGGGCGTGCAAGGAGATTTATTACTGGCTGAAGAACACGGCACCGGAGATTCCCAGCGCGGACCCACCCAGGCTCCTGAGCACGGAAGAGTTGGCGCAAGGGATGAGGAAGGCGGCGCAATGAAAAGACATCTTGATCGGGAATATTTACAGGAGAGAAAGAAACTTAAGCGAGCCAATAAATTACTCAACCAGGTGTTCAACCACGCGCACGGGCAGAACATGGATGGCACGCATCGCAGGTTCCCTGATGAGGATGGGGTTGGTAGGAATTATCAAAAGCTGATCGATGCGATTGGGAATTATTTGACGTATGAAAACCAAACAGAAGAAAAGCGCGAAACGGAGTGACAGTCATGCGAGATTTGAAGACGAACTGGTAAGGATCAAAAATGAAGTAGCAAGCCTGCGTGACCAATGCTGGCGCCAGGAGAACGAAAACTCGCAAGTTCTATGGCTTCGGTTGCATGAAGCGTATGAGAAGATCGGTTGCGCGATCAAAAATTACAGACATCCTGAAAATTAAACCACAAATACAGATGCGGCTGCTCAATTGGCAGGAGTCCAAAGCCCGGATCGAAGAGGCGGTTTACCGGAGAAGCCTGCGCTGTCCGACGTGCGGCTGCCTTCACGAACGCGGGCGCATGTGCCGGGACGTGGAGTACGACAAGGAGTCGGGGAAGTTCGTGCATAGGTGATATGGCCACACCCTCAACCAGGCGAGTCTGCAAAATCTGCGGAGAATTTGAGGATAAGCACCACGAACCTGACTACCTGGAAATACCGGCAGGCTGCGTGTGTGATTGGAACACGTGGGACACTGACGGCAAAACGAGACTGCCGCCGGCCTGCTCCCAATACAAGGGCGACGGGCGGCAGAACTGTGAAACGTGCGAGCATGACAAGGAGTGCCACGCGCCCAGCGACCAAGCGCAATGAAAGTCACCCCGCTCAAAGCATGGCTCGTCGAGCAAGGCCAGAGGGCCGGCATAAGCGGCCACTCGTTTTACTGGAGCATGAAGCGCGGGCGGCGAAGGTGGCCGAAATTGTTTCGGTTGAACAAGCGGGTGGTATTTGTGATTGAGCAATGAAAACGCACCTTGATCTGTTCAGCGGCATCGGCGGTTTCGCATTATCGGCTCAAGCGGCGGGATACCAGACAATCGGTTTTTCGGAGATAGAACCTTATGCCTGCAAAGTGCTCAAACGACATTGGCCCGACGTTCCAAACTTCGGGGACATCCGAAACGTGCGAAATGTCCGTGCCGATCTGGTCACAGGGGGATTTCCTTGCCAGCCATTCAGCGTTGCCGGGAAGCGCGGAGGCTCAAAAGATGACCGTCACCTCTGGCCGGAAATGTGCCGAGTTATTGCGGAGACAAGACCCGTGTGGGTGCTTGGTGAAAACGTGCCTGGAATCATCAATATGGAACTCGACAGTGTGCTTTCTGACCTGGAAAATCTCGGCTACACCGCGTGGCCGCTTGTTATTCCGGCTTGTGCCGTCGATGCCCGACACCGAAGAGACAGAGTATGGATTGTGGCCCACTCCGAGAGCCGGGTGTCCGGGGAGCCGGAAACCAGGGACCGGAGGGAAAGTGCTGGCAGAGGAAGTGAAACTGTGGCCCACGCCAATGAGCTACAGCCACCAACCGGACTCCAACCCGCCTGGGATCACGAAGCTGGATTGTGCGGTGAGGCCCGAACTGCACAAGCATCTGTGGCCGACGCCGCGCAGTTCTCCGAACGAGAATCGACAGACCAAACTGACTCCATCACAGATTGCCGGAACCCACGGCAAGAGCTTGGCAGCGGAAGTTTGCCAATCGGAGAAACTATGGGCGACTCCGACGAAGGAGGGTTTCGACGCGGGCGGTCATCGGGGAGTGAACGACACGCTTTACAGCCAAGTCGGTGGCCAACTGAGTCCGGATTGGGTAGAGTGGCTGTTAGGATTCCCAATCGGTCACACCGCCTTAGAGGACTCGGAAACGCCATCGTCCCGCAAGTCGCGGAAGCGCTCATACGAATGATGCGATGAAACCCAAACTCCACAGCAAAACCTGCCAGTGGTCGGTGAGTCGTCAAGGAATCCTTGTGCCCTGCGGTAAACCATCGGTCGCGCTCACTATCAAGACGCGCGTGGCCTACTGCCTGGAACACGCCCCGCTCGCCAAGAAAATGTTCGGTGCGCTGGAAACTGCCAGGGATGATTTGTTCGGGGAAGTGATGTGACAGGATGAATACTATGACTGAAACGAAAACTCCGGTTTCGCTACATCTTAACGGGAAAACGCTCGCCGGCATCCTCGTGCGCCACAGCATCATTGATCCTTCCGCAGTGGAAGACCCGGAGGGTTACGACGGCGGAATTACGATGCTGCGTGTCCGAGAAGCAGCGAAAGATATTACCAAAGCCATGGCGCCGAGCATTGCGGGTCAGCGAACTCCATCCTAGACACCCACCATCACGACGCTCGACCGTTTCTCCACGTTTGGCCGCGGTCGGTTCTGCGCGTCTAACGGTGCCTCAGCAATCAATCCATAGGTCAAGCTGTCGAAAATGTGCTTGAGCGGATCAAGGCGATCCACAAAGTCCACCTGCGATTGGCCTTTCTTGAGTCCCTTGACCATTCGGATCGTCTCGAACAGTTGCGCCGAGAAAAACAGCCGCTTTTGAAACAGCAGCTTGCGGACAAGGTTTACCCGCTGCTTGACCATGCCCTTGGCTTTTGGAGCAGCCGCAAGCATGACGCGGCCCTCGGTGACATTACGCACAATCAGTTCCTCGTGCGAGTCCGCCGCCGACCGGTAGTAGAATGCTGAATCATCAGACCAGTGCCGCCAGTTGATAGCGTTGACTCCGAACTCGCGCTTAAGGAACAGTTCCCACTCATCCATCTTGTCGAGCATCATCAAAGCGAAATCTTCGATGCTGATTTGTTTCTTCAGAAATACCAGTTCATCGATCACGTCGAAGCAAATCTGTTTTTCAACGATCCGCTTCTGCATGATGTGCGCGCTGTGGTTCACCGCGCCCATGTCCCAAGACGTGATCAGTTCATGGCAGTTCTCGTCCGGGGTGATGATCTCCCAGTTGTCTTTGTTGGCGTTGGTCGCATCGCCAATGATGTGCAGGTTGGGAATGAACAGATCGCTGAAATGTGAGTTGAGAGTTGTGGCGGTCCATTTGCCTTGGATATATCTGGAGTAGAGGTCAGGGCTGTACTCGTACGCAGCCTTCAGGTCGGATACCTCACGAGGGTCAAGCCGTGGATTGTCCGCGATCTCGAAATGAATTTGGTGCAGTTCGTCGCGAAATTGTTTCTGGTCTGGTGTCGGGTCTGGTAGATACTTTTCAACCATCCATAGCTTGTACAGCCAAGATTCTTCTCCATCTTCCGCAGGGTTACAATCGAGCAGTATTTGGTGGTCTTCGTAGCGTAAGTGCAGGCAGCGCAGTTGGACTTTCACGGCATCAAAGGCTGCTCTAACCGTGAAGTTAGTCGCCTCTGGAATATAAACCATTGAGAACCGACATCCCTTAACACGGCGTTCAGCATCAGTGTCATCCTCGCAGTTGTACAAGGAACAACGCGAAATTGTACCGTGCATATTTTTCAAGGTGAAATACGGAACCTTGGTTACCCCGTCTGTTGTCATCGGGCCAGGCTTCTCCCATTTCCCGTAGAAGTACCCATGCGCCATCCATTCCTCTAGCACCGTGACACACAGTTCATCCCAGATACCCGAATTCTTTGCGGATTTCGTTAACCTAACCAGCATACCGATTTCTGCTCGATCAGTTTCCCAGAGGTGTCTCGCAACTTTGTGCAAGTTTGCTCTGGTTTTTCCTGTCATTTTGCTACCTTCTGCGAGGACGTATCGCTTGTAGCTGTTAAAAATCTCAAATTGCTTAGGAAGAAGATCGGGTATCCAGTAAGACGTGTCTGCCATACGTCACAGCGTACTCGATTGTTCGATTTCTGGAAGCAGATGTTTCCAACGTTTGCCTCTAATGATGTTTGAAACTGCTGGGCCTTTGACACCAAACATGTCGCCGATTTCGATCTGAGTTAAATCTCCCTTAGAACCGAGTTGTTTTATTTGTATCACTTCGGAGTCCGTAAGTTTAGCCATGTAATGACGCTCACCTCGCGCGAGTCTTCCCTTTGACAGCGCATCTTGTATGTTGGCTTTTTGATCTCCAAGAAACAGGTGCGTTGGCCGGATGCAACTTGGGTTATCGCATTTGTGGAGAACATTGATGCCATTGGGAATTAGCCCACAGTGAATTTCCCAAGACATCCTGTGGCTGCGTACCAATCTCTCTTTGGGGCTTCGATATGTGATTCCATAACCTTGACGATCCAAACATCCCGTCCAGATCCAGCATTGCCCTAATTCCGGTCTGTGCGCAGGAATTGGTCCGTTGGTATTGATGTTTTCGAAGAAGCGTTCCTTAACTGGTCTGCGGTTTAGTGTTTTGAGCGCTCCTCGGCACTTGTGACTACAAGTCACCGATAAAAATCGTCGCTGTGATGGATAAGTTTGGAACTTGCGGTGGCAGATGATACATTCGTACTGTTGCATGAATAGCCCTTTCTATTTATGTGATCGCGGGCCGGACGTTTGCTGCGTCGCGGCCCATTTCGTTTATCCTGCCATGTCCGATTGCACTTGTCTACCGAGTTACGCGGGAGTAGCGTTCACGATAACGATGAATACTCTCACTTTTTCCACAAGCGATTTTCCCGAAGTAACGGACTGCGAGGTTGGCAAGCAGGAGACACTGACGGTAACGATAACGCCGACGAAGATCGCTGGTGACATGGTGACGGCGAATGTTGACGCGGTTGCCTATGGTGAGCCTGCCGAAGAGGAAATGTCAGAGCCGGAAGAGATGCCGATGAAGGGTGAGGGTATGATGAGCAAGTCGCCGCCGAAAGCGATTGTGGCGATCGGTATTCCGAGCAGAGGAAAAGGCTACTGATTCGTGGCCACGCCAGCACAACTAGAACGAGCCGGGGTCACTCCAGAAAAGCTCAAGGCAATCTTCACGGCGGAAACTCTCACCAGCAATCCCAAGCAGTTACTCGAACAGATTTCTTCACGGGTCAAGGACGGTGTTCAGCGCACGATGCGCGAAGCGCGATTGTGGTGGGCCATTGACCGGGCGTACGACGTTCCCTTCCGGCAAACGGCGCACACAATGGTCGAAGGGTTGTTGGCTAAGAACATCGACGACCGCGAGGTGCAACGTATCGCCAAGGACTGGGGATTGACCCACATGCTTGTCCCGATGACAGACCCTAAGGGCAACATCTGCTGCTGGCCGGGAACGAGAGATCCAAAGATGCGGTTGAACCTTCCGACGTTCACGCAAATCTTCGTGCCGCTGGTTCAAGCCTATTCAAAGATCCGATGGGCGAAGCTGTTTTCCGACATCGACCAAAGCCCGCTTTACAAGTACGAGCCTCTTAAACTGACCAACAAGAATCGGCTGAAGTGCGAGATCATCACCGACCGGGTGGACACGATGACCACGCAGATGGGTTATCGGATGGCCGAGCGCGATTCGATCTTCCAGATGTTGCAGTATGGTATCTGCCTGAATTTTCCGATGGAGAAATGGTACACCGAAGAACAACTCGACGACAAAGGAGACCCAGAGATAGTCAAAGAAGGAATCCGCTGGGCGATACCTCATCCGAGCAAAATGTTTTTCGATTTAGCCCATCGCACTTCAACTATCAACAGTGACACCGGTTGCGAGTATGCCGGTTACTGGGACATCATGCGCTGGCGGGATGTAAGGCTTAACAAGGCTTACTTCAACACGGACAAGGTGAGCTATGGTCCAAGCGATTTCGTGACTGGTTACTGGAATCCGTACAATGACCTCTACCCCTGCCAGATGGCTTTCCCGACCGTTGCATCGCCAGTCAGCGGAGACTTGGATCGGCAAAAGCAACTTGGAGTTTACACCGAAGCTGAGGATGATAAGGCAACGGTTGTGGTGCCGTACTTCGCAAAGTTAGTTCCGTCCGAATGGGGCTTGGGTGACTATGACTACCCGGTATGGTTCAGGTTCGTAATGGGACACACCGACACGGTAATATTTGCTGAACCACTGTGCTACCGACCTACGACGTACTACGGATACGATGCGGACACAAATCGCCATTTGAACGCCGGGTTGGGATTGGAACTTCTGCCGTGGCAGGACATGCTCGGCAACTACCTCTCGCAGTTGCTCTACTCGATCAAGAAAAACCTCGCGAGTGTGTCGTTTTACAATCAGGAGATCGTGAGCGAGGAAGACATACGCCGCATCAACGCTCCGGGAGAGGAATTATACCGCGGATTGATGTTCATCGGAAAGTCAAAGCGTGAGCTTGGTTGGCAACAGACCGCCACAGACGAAGCTTTTCACAACGTCTCGTTCCCCAAGCACAACATCCAGGAAATCACGACGGGCATCACGGTATTGCTGAGCACGCTGGAGCGGATGCTTGGTTTTTCTTCGCAGGAGGTGGGTCAGGCAGCGGTACACGAACAGAGTGCGACGGAAATAACCACGATTCACGGCAACTCGACCGTAAGATTGGATCATACCAGAGGTTTTGTGGAAGATGGTATGAACGCCCGCAAGCGGAGCATTTACGACGGTATGATGGCATACAGCGATGATGAGATATTCGCGCAGATTGGCGAGTTAAATGACACGTCCAGAAAAGAGCTTAAGACGCTCGGCTTCGAGGTAGAAGAGGAAGCTGAACCGGGACGCACAAAATCCGGGGTGCGCGGCAATAAGAAGAGCCTGGACATGGACGGCTTTGCGGCCAATCGAGAAGGCGGAAAACGAATCAACAACATCCAGATCGCGGCGGCGATGATCAAAATGTTCGAGACGATTCTTGCGCAACCGTTGCTGGTTCAAGCGATGGGTATTCCGCAGATCGCCGACATGCTCAATTTGGTGTTCACCTATGCGGGGCTTCCGCAGGACTACAAGATTTCGGTGAAGGAAGGGGCCGCAACGATGGTTCCTGGTCAGGACGGGCAGCCAGGTCCAGAGCAGGAAGCACAGAAGCAGGAACTACTAAAGCAACTGGCTGCAATTAGTCAGAAGGTTGCTACCGAGGTCGTGAATGCCTCGATGGAGCAATTAACCGGTGTGCTCAAGGAAAAGGTAATCGACCCGATCCAAGAAGCGATTCAAGCGACACAGAAGGTAGTCGCTCAAGAAGGGCAGAAGAACCTCGAACAAGACGCGGCCTTGGAGAAGCTATTTCAGATCCTACAAGCTGCCATGCAGCCCCCACCCGGATTGGGCCAAGGTCCGGGTGGTCCACCGATGCCGCCGCCGATGGCTATGCCGCCTCAGCCAATGCCTCAAAATCCAAATGTTAACCCACAAATCAATCCCGTTATCTGAGCCTGAACTGCTGGCAATCGCAGAATTTCTTGGACACAAGGGAAGAGTCGTGCTGGAGCGCGTGATAAAAGGTCAGATCGCACTTGCTGTCCATCTGTCAAGCGACATTGACCTGCAATCACCGCTGAACGTGCTTGCCGACGGGCCACAGGCAGCCACGTCTCGGAATTTGAGTATTGATGCCGCACGCCTCAAGGTGTTCCTTATGGTATTGGAGCATTTGAGCCTACCAGAAACCGTGTTTGAATATTCAAAGTTCGAGGTTGAGTGAATAAATTTATGGCAGATGAAACCACAGCAACAGTAGAGGCACCAACTCAGGCACCAGCACAGAACGAGATCATCGACCCGACGAAGGTTGAGATTCAAGTTCCAAGCGCCACAGACAAAAAGGCGTTCGATGAAGGCATGAAAATTTTCGGTGAAGTCTTCACCGGAAAGTTTGGAAAAAAGAAGCCGTCAGAGCCGGAAAAACCTGCTCAAAGCGATAAGGCAAAGGAAGAGGATAAGGGGGCCAAGAAGGAGGAGAAGCAAGAGGACACCGTTAAGACAACCGATGAAAAACTCACCGAGGATGGAGCGCCAGCCCAACATAAGCCGAAGACTAAACCAAAAGCACAGCCACGTCCAGCAATCGACGAAACGCGGATTGCCGAGATTGCTGCCGAAGCGGGCGCGCGGGCGAGCACGGAAACCATCACCAGAATGGAGGCGGAAAAGTCCAAGGTGGACAAATCCGTGGCTGAGAGCTTTAAGCCACCCGCAGAATACGTAGACCAGTTCGAGACGTTCAAGGTGCTAGCCAAGTTGAATCCCGACAAGTACGCGAACATCGTCGATGAGTTCAAAAAGTTTACACGCGAGGAAGAGAGTTACATCGCGGACTGGAAGCGCAGCAATCCCGGTCAGAAGTGGGACAGCGAGGCGGACGAGCACAACGATTTTTACGAGCGGGCAACGCCGGCGTATGATGAGAAAGATTTTCGCCGGGCCGAGATTCGTCGCGAATGGGCGGAAACCAAAAAGGAAATTCGCCAGGAGGTTCTTGATGAAGTTCAGCCAAAGCTCCATGAACTCGACGAACTCAAACGCACTGAGACAATCCGCTCTCTCGAACCGCAAGTCGCGGTGGCGGCGCGCAGCGCGATGGGCGCAATCTTAAAAGCAATCGATCCAGCTTATGAAAAGTTCGTGCCTCCCGAAGAACTGCCCAAGCTCCGTGATGAGAATCCGATGGCATTCGACATTGCCTTGGAAGTCGGTCGTGATGCGCTTCCTTTCGTCTCCGAGGTTACCAGACTGTTCAAGTCAAACGGAGCAATCAAAGCAGAGGAAAAAAATCCACTGCATCACTACATCTACACCTATGCGGCCAAGATGATGGAGCTTATCAAGGCACTTCCAGCCGATGAGCAACTGCGCGACGGCAAGAAATTCGCGACATGGGATGAGTTTTCAAAGCTTTCGGCTGCCAAACAGGAAAGCTATTGGACGATTGGCGAACAGGATTTGATCGACCGAAAGCTGCTGGATGCTAAAGAAATCGCCAAAGAACGCTTTGGTATTGAGGAGAAAAAGCTAGAGAAATGGGCAAAGCACAAGGGGTTGGCGGTCAGCAATGCAAACAAAACTCTACCAAAGTCTGGTTCTCCAGAATCTAAAACAGATGAAACACCCGTTATTCCAAGGGACACCAACGGGAGTCCGTCAGTCGGAAGTCGAACCCAAGTGGGCGTAGAGACTACCCCGACTCCAGGCGCTCGTCCGAGTTACTTAGATCAGTTCGGTGCCATCATGTCAGGTCGTAAGCTTTAGTCAGTCCATTACGAAACGGGCAATGAAGCTCGTTTCAAGTGGTGACTAGAGCTTATGGCAAACGAAATCAATCTGATCTCCGCAAACATTTTCGAGAAATGTTTGCCTGCAATCTCCACCGACATCGCCCGCTGCGGCTCTGTCACCCTCTGCAACGTAGGTAAGGCAACTGGCTCCACGCTGGCAGGTATCTTCTCCGACGCCACCGGTCAGTGGCGCAACATGCTTTCGCTGTTGGTGTCGGATTTCGAGATCCGATCTTGCGGCGCCAGGGTCAATGGACTCTATGAGTTCATCATGGCCAACAAGGTGAATATGTCGCATAGGGTCAACACTCGAAAACTTTCCGGTGGAGTGCTCGCTATCGAGCCATTCGTTATGGCTCGCCAGAAGACAATCATCAACAATGTCTACTTCTCCGCCACCAGTGGCGTTGTCAATGGGAGCAACTGGCAGATTGACGTTATTTCTCAGGAAGGCATTCCGAACGATGTCCGCTGGTTCCCGCCCGGTCAGCATGTGTTCATTTCCGGCATGACTGAGGCTGGAACGAAAACTGAAACCGCATGGTCGGTAGTAAGCGCCAACTTGACTGGTGGACAAATCAGGTTGGTGATGAGTTCTCAGAACGCCGGTTCGTTTTTGGCCGCGGCTAAACTGACCAGCCCGACATCCGGTGTGCTCCGCCGAGGCACTGTCAACGTCAACGACTACGAGAAGTTCTGCGAACAGATTCCCGGACTGAATCCCAACAAGGACGTTCCGTTTTTCGTCGGCTCAACTCGGTACACCATGTGTTGGGATGAGTTGTACGAGCAGTACCAGACTCTCCTGCGCGAGAATAACGCGATGTACGCCAAGTACGGCGATGTAAATGCCATCGAACTCAACAAGCAAATCGGCGCAGACTTTCAGCGCCGCTGGACCGAAGCGTTCTTCTTTGAGAAGCCAATCTCCGCGAACCAGACGATCAACAACTACACGAATCTCGACCAGATCACGACTTACGCTTCGTCCCCTCTTTACCTGCCTTCGAGCGAAGGTCGATGCGTCGGTTATCGGGCAAATGCCACTGGAGTTTATGAGCAACTAGCTCAGTGCCACCGCATCGCAGACTTGCAGGGTCAACAGTTGAACCTGCCGGAAATGTTCCGCGACCTTTACGCCATTATGCGTGTTCGCGAAGCGTCTGGTGGCGCAACCGATACTATCGACCTGTTCATGGATTCGTGGTTTGCCGGCCTCTTCCATCGGGCAATGATAGCGTACTATGACGATCAAAGCGGCGGCAATTTCCGAATGGTGTTGGATCTTCAGCAAGCCAAGCTCGGCCAGAATGGGCCGCTAGGTTTCCGATGGAACAGCTATCGCCTCATCCAGCCGCAGATCAACATCGCAGTCGTTACTCATCCGTATTTCGACGACCTGGTTTCGGCGCACACCAACGTCAACGCCAATCTCGAAGCGGCTGGACGGTCAATCTGGGTGCTCGACTGGGCCGGTATCTATCCTGGAATCATAGACACCAATCGCGTGGTGAACAACACCGGCGATCTTGCCCGGCTTGCAGAGGTGGACGACTCCTTCGCGTGCGTGATGAAGAACCCGACCCAAAAGGTCACCTTGAACTCCATCCTCTACACGGTGGTAGTCGAATGCCCGCAGGCAAACAGGATTTACGAGAACATCGCGTTCGTGGTGCCTGAGCACAAGACGCCGACGCCGGGGCAGCAACCGTACGATTACTACGTTAGTTAGTGATTGTGGGATAATTAGTTACGTAATGTGAAAAGGATTGCTATAGCGGCGATAGTGGTTTGCACCATCGCCTTGATCGCATTTGCGTCCGACCCTGCTCCGTCTACGTTGCAAGTAATCTGCCCATCGACTACGACGCCGGTGCAGGTTGGTAGTTCACTGGTTCACGCTCGTACTTTGGTTTTCATGGGCTTCAATGGAGCCGGTCGGACGACTAACACGAGCACGGTTTGGATACAGACAAGTCCAGCAAACAACGGGTTAGGTGTGCCGCTGTCACCGGGGCAGATCATCTCGTTTACTTCGCAGCGTCCTTACGATGCGTCCGACTTCTGGATCGACGCTGAAACCGCAAATGATGGGGCTGTAGTATTGGTCCAAGACAAGCCATGAGTCTATGCGAGTTAGATTATCCCTCGCCGTCATTTGTCTCGGCTGTCTGATGGGATCTGGGCAAGTAGGTGACAATCAGATTGGTAGCAAGGGGGTTTCTTTAGTCGGGTCTTCAACTGGTGTGTTAATCAGTGGTGCTGTTCCAGCAACCGCACTCCTTAATGACGCAACCGGCAACCCTCTCTTAAACGATCACGACAATGAATATTTACTCAACGATTATTAAGGTTTGCACGAGCTTGGTAGTTTTGTTCATGGCATCGGACATCCTGGCTCAAAAGCTGGGTGCGCTGGTAACTACGAACTCCGTGCAGTCAACTGACACCGTTCCGATGACAACAGATTCGGGGGCAAACACCTTCAGGATAACTCGCGATAATTACCTGAATAATGCCCAAGTGAACACTTTGTCAGCCAGTAATCTGAACGTAGGGACGCTTACGGTCACAAATCTTCCGGTGTTTCCGTCATTCTCAGTTGCCACACTTCCGGCAGCTATTGCTGGGGGTCAGGCATGGGCGGACAATGTTATTACTCCGTGGGGCACTGGTGAGTTAGTTGTAAGTGATGGAGCTAATTGGAGATTGCCAGCAACCAAGATACTAGTCACCGCTGATGTTCCAACGTTCATACAAAATTGTTTACGAGTTGGATGGAGCGGAACAACACCGAAAACGGTTGCCAGAATTGCAGACTGGCACGCAGGAACTTCTACTGGAGATCCTATAGGGACGCCGATCGTGTCAGGCTCTGGAGCCGTAGGAAGCTCATCGTCTCTCGGTTCGACGGTGGATAAACAAGGTCTACTTCTTTTATCGACTGGCACCACGACAAATGGATACTGCCAATACGTAGGTCCAAGGTTCTTTGCTAATACAACGAGTTATGCTTTCCAATCGTGGATACTTGGATTCCAGGCGTTGCCGGATGGAACGGAAAACTGGTGGGCATTCATTGGATGGGGTTCGGCTACCGCTTTCACTACAAATTCTTTTCCAACGGCGTGCGTAGGTTTTCTTTACGACAGGTACGGAGCGGTCACAAACTTGTTTGGGTTTGACACGACTGGCTTGGGCTTCTCCACAAACAACTGGCTGGCCATAACGCGGGACGCATCGGTGACTTCGGTTTCCGATACCGGACTTGCGCCATCGGTGCTCAATACCTTCGGAAGCATGTCCATCCTGCACACTTCAACAGCTTGCACGTTTTATACTAACGGCGTTGCGTCAGTTACGAACAGTGCCAATATTCCGCTTCAAATATATGGTGGGGTCACGACCATGAATAAGACTCTCGGTACAACATCAAGAAGCATGTACGTCGATCTCTACTATTCTCTTTATCGGCATGGAATCGCCCGGACGCTTTTCTGAGATGTGAAATACCTCATCCTATTATTCGTGATGTTGAGCCTCAAGGTGCATGGGGCAGCGGACGCTATCAATCTTAATGCGGGCGCGATAGAAGTAATTGGCACTACTCCAAGAGGTATCGGTCAGCTTCTCCTTCGCATGGATGACATGGTAACCCTCCCGGTGATGACCAATGTTGCTGCAATTCTTAACCCTGAATATCACTTTTCCTGTTTCATAAACTGTCACGGAACCTACTTCAGGCCGACGGTTGCCCAAACAGAATCAATGAGATGGTTGATTGAAAATGGTAATGAGATAGGTGCTCACAGTGCATGGCATTCATTTGTTGGAGTTAGCGGAGCGCCCGTGGGTTCGGTTTCCAAGACGAATATATTCTTGGTTCAAGCTACCGGAACAGATCCAAGGCTAACGATCTCCACCACGACGGTCGGCGACAGCACCAACTGGACTGGCACTCTGACACTTCAGATAAATGGGGCGTCCACGAACATCAATCTGGTTCCAACAGCAGGGGAGTTCACCTTCTACCTACTTGCCTTGAAGCTAAACGGCATGGCGTTGGGTGATGGAGTGATGACCATGACCAATGAAGACACGACATTTTTCACTCTCGTGTGCGCTTCAATGACTCTGGCTAACATCACTAACGTGAGCATTGCTTCCCCAACCCACTTGCACGTTGACCCGACGGCGTTCTATCACATATCAGTTAATGAAGCGACAGCAGACCTTCAATCATACATCCGTAGTGGAGTAGACAGGAACGGACTTAATTCTAATCTTGCTGGAGTAGCTACTGGGATCGCTTCCAACTACGTGGTGGAGTCTTACGTCGCTCCTTACGGTGCGGGATGTCCTGATCAGCACACGGCGATCACCAACACTCCAAACATGAATCTCGCGGCAAACTCATTAACACAAAGCCCTGCTTACATGGACGGACTTGTGGGATTCGACCGCTACGACATGCACTGGGTGAGTTCTACCCCTGGTGATGTGTTGAAACAGGAGTTTATGGATCGTGCGGCTACTCATTATTTCGTGATCTGGACCGCGCACCTGGAGGGTTTGACATATCAAGGAAGCACGGAAAACCTTAAGGTGGGACTAGCAGCCAGGCAAATTCGCTGTAAAACTCACAAGGAATTTTTTTCATGGTTGTCCACTAACGGGTATTACTCGGTAGGCCCAACAAACATCGCTTATATAGGACCATGAACAAGCTGCGAACTATAATATTGTCGATGCTTATGTGCGTGGTGTTTAGCAGTGACGCGCAAATTGGAAAACCAGGAGTTCACACTATCGGTCTCAACGGCAGCACCACGTTGGTCCCAGGCGTGGTCACACCACTTTTGAATGAGGATGGGATTCAACATCTAAAGAACGAAGACGGAAACGACCTGCTCAATGAAAACTAAATGCGTAGCCCTCCTATTCCTGACGTTGATCGGTCTTGATTGCCGAGCGCAAGTGTTGTCGGGTTTGACCTCGACCAATGCCGCGCTATCGACCGACATCTTGCCGATTGTCGCGAATGGTGGAACATATAAGATTTCCGTAACCAACCTGACATCCCCGCTTTGGACGGCGATGGCTCTCAAGGGAACTGGAACGGTGACGACGTTGAGTTTCACTGGTGGTATAATTTCAATAGCTAATCCTACGACCACGCCTGCCTTCACGGTTGCCGGGACATCTGGAGGCATTCCTTATTTCTCCGCGGCTACGACTTGGGCAAGCTCGGCGACGTTGGCAGCGGGCGGCATAGTGGTGGGCGGAGGAGCAGGCACGACGCCAGCGACGGTTGCGGCTGGTGCGACTACGGAGATTCTAGTTGGCGGCGGGGCTTCTACTGCCCCGGTGTGGACAACTGCAAGCGGCACTGGTGCTCCCGCGCGCGTAGGAGGGCCAGTATTCACCGGTGACCCTCAAGTGCCGAATGTTGTGCTTACGGATAGCGATACGACGGCGGCGAACACCGCATTCGTTAAAAGTAACATCACGGCGATCGCAGCGTCGGACACGGCTGGAACTGTGCACAGCACTGATCTCACGGTTGACAATGCGATCATGCGAGTTGATGGAACGGTGGGCACTAACGCGCAGAAGAGCGTGGTGTTGATCGGCGATTCTGGAATCATCACCGGAGTCAACACTCTCACCGTCACAAACACAGTGACGATCACAGCAGGCGGTCTGATAGTCGGAGCAACTAACATCATCGGTGAACTCGCGTCCAAGGGTACCGCGGGGGAGACATCAGGGACCGTGCACAGCGCGGGGACCCTTGTGACTGACAACGCGCTCGTGCGGGTCAACGGGGCCGGGGGGACGAACGTTCAGGAAAGCGTCGTGATCGTGAGCGATGCGGGAGCCGTCACCGGAGTTGCGTCGATCACGGTCACCAACGCAATCACAGGCGGCACGCTCACGCTCACCGGGACTGGCACAAACACGATGTCCGATTTGAACGTCACGAACGTTCTGAACGCCGGCGGGATTACGGTCGTGACTAACATCTCTGCGGGCGGAACCATATCAGGAGCAAGCGTTGCAATTACCGGAACTTCGGGCGCTGGATACCTCACATTCATTGGCCAATCATCCCAGCCCACTGCACCACCAGCCGGGACCGCTCTATTCCACGCTCGTACTGTAAGCGGATTTACTCGGCTGGAGATCGACAACGAAGGCGCAAGCAACATCGTCGCGGGACGGGACATCATTCTCCTGGCTACAAATTCAACCGGATCAAACATCGCGCAAGGGAAAGCTGTTTATATTTCCGGTTCTACTGGTTCGCTTCCGAACGTCT